CTTTCATAGCTTCAAATTATCCAAATCAATACGTTCCAGACCACGAACAGTGCGGTATACGTTAATTGCGCCTACGACAGCAAGACCAGTGAATCCGAGAACACCGAATACAACGGCTCTCTTGCCCCACTTAATGCTCTCTTCTTTGATCTTATCCTTGTTCATTATAAATACTCGCTTTTTGAATCTGCCCATTGAAAAATCAACTCAATGAATCTATCTATATTGTCAACCAGATTGATACCATATCTTTCGCACACAATCTGTATGTTTCCCTTGCGCCAATATCCATCAGGACAACAAACAATAACATTTTCATTGTTAATACCGAACAAACCAAGTTCGAGCAGAGTAATAGGCGCGGGACCATTAGGATCAAAATAAAAAACAATCAGAGAGGCTTTCTCAAGATGTTCCAATTCCCATGTAACTTGTTCTTTAAACTGTGGATTACTGATATCCTGAATCCAAGAAGAATCCCAATCATCACGGCGAGGATTGTAGATAGTGATATCGTCAAAACCATCAAGAGCCTTTTCAACACGCTCCTGCCAGTTCTCAGCCTTACCCATATCAATTGAACCTGCTAGAAAGATACTATATTGGTTGTTCGACCAATCTTTCTTAGGTGCCTTTACAATCTTCGCCATGATATATTTCCTTTTTTTATGTGGTGCTCCCGGTAGGATTCGAACCCACGATCTAGCCGTTATGAGCGGCCAGCTTTAACCACTAAGCTACAGGAGCATTCTCACATATTACCCCAATGACTTAAGATAGTCAAGGATATTTTCAGGTGATGTTTCACCATATGGATCGGTTGGGCAATTGTGCTGATAACCCGGCTCAATGAACCACTTTTCAATCTTGCCATTATCGACTACAGCAGCATAACGCCATGAACGATAACCGAAACCAAGATTGTCCTTAGCAACGCCCATACCCATCTGGTTGGTAAATTCACCAGAACCATCGGGAATCACAATGACTTCCTCTAGTCCCTGTTGCTTTGCCCATGCGTTCATAACAAAAGCATCGTTGACAGAAACACAATAGATGTAATCAATACCAAGATTGTAGAACTCAGATGCGTTCTTTTCAAATCCGGGTAGCTGATAGGTAGAACAAGTTGGTGTGAATGCTCCCGGCAATGAGAACAATACAACACGCTTGCCAGCGAATAGGTCGAATGAAGTAACGTCTTCCCAACGATATGGGTTTGGTCCTTCAATGCTGTCATCACGTACACGAGTCTTGAACACAACAGAAGGAACTACCTTTGGTAGAAACTGTGTAGGGTCCATAGGCTCATTGGCTCCTAGAATATTCATAATAAATCCTTATCCAAATCTAGAGAATACACGATAGAAGAATGGTTCAAATTCTTCTGGTGTGGTTTTTACATACTGTTCCCAAGGACGATCATATAGGTCAACGCCTTGTTCGATGTACTTTTCAATGCGGTTTACATCGGTAAACAATTCAGTATTCATTTCACGATGAGAACCAGCTAATAGCTTTTCTTTAATCTTTTCAGCACCGCCCCAATGGGATAAGTGCCAACCACCACGCATGACAGGCGGATATGTATCACGCATATCACGAAACTCTTGTGGTGCCTTTACTCTCATTTCTTTACAGCGAGTAACAACAGTGCCAACCCATGGCTTTAGGCTGCGCTGCTTTAGGTTGTAGTAATGAGAATCCTGAATCATACTACATGCAACACTACTTTGTAAAGTGTGAATTGCATTGTCGATACCACTAAAGCTTGGTATCTCATCTAGGTCGCCCATGAGTACGTAGGCATCATCAGGAAAATAGTCCATTGCCTTACGCAAGGTATTTCTCTGAAGATGCTCCACGCCCCAATATGTCTGACCTAGTTCAATCGGCGGAACACATGGTAGATAGATGATTCTATCTAGGTAATATGTAAAGCGATTGATGTTTTCAATGAAGTTGAATTTCTTCGGCTGGCCACTAAATGTCAGGCAGCTTTCAGAGATAACAAAGTAGTTGACTTTCTTGTAGAGATATTCTAGTCTCGCTTCAAGAAGATCATATTCATTGAAAAAGGTAAAACAATCAATGATCATTAGTCGGCAATCTGGACCTTGGTGTCCTTAAAACCGGAAAGATATAGGAAGTTGTTGAACTCTTCTACAACCTGATCAGCACCAAGATCAGCGTCAATCTCAAAGTTGATGCTAATGTTGCGGCTTAGATGATCGTCGCTGCTATTGTAGCACTTGTTGCTATTAAAAGAAAATTCTAGCTTATTCATGATTATCTCCATTATAAAATTTGGGCTTTTCATCCCAAGGAATTGTGTAATGTAAAACTCTACCGTGTGCAGCCAAGTCCTTTAGGCATTCATCACACACATTGATTTCCAGATACGATCCATCCATAGGATCAAAGAAGGTTGAACCGTAGTGGCCTTGTGTCATAAAGCAAGTTGCCTCATGGGGCTGATTGCTTTCAGTTTCTTCATTGAAGACATGCTTTGGCTGATAGCCGCATGAAATACAAGGCAGTACTAGATTTTTATCCATGATATACTCTTCAAAAAAGTGGCACCCCTACGAGGACTCGAACCTCGAAATCAGGTTTAGAAGACCCACGCTTTATCCAGTTAAGCTATAGGGGCGCAATAAAATCAGATACGGTTATTTAGTCGATGTAATAGATTAGCAGCCTGACTTTCTTCTGCTTCTGTAATATTACCATTATGCTGGACATAAAACAGCAAAGCATCCTTAATTAGGTTAACGTCAGCAGGAGCATAGACACCACCCTTTGCCATCTTTGGCGTACTATCCTTATAAGGATGTGTGTCTTTATCTAGCATAGTGTCCATTAATTACTCCATACAGTCATTAGCCAAGTGTTGGCTGTGTTCATCCAATCAATTTCAACATCATCAAGCTTTTCGCCATTACGATACTTGGATTCAAGCTCATTGTAACGGCGCTCAATGACAGTAAAATCGTCATTTAGAGTTGGCAGATCAAAAACTCGAATATCCATATTTACCTCCACGAAATCAAGACAACATATATATACCGAATTTCGCTGGAAGTCAACCCTTTTTTGTAATTTTCTTTCTTTTAGTCAGAATAAAAGGCTCAAGGGTTGACTTCGCACCGATTAAGTCTTCCTTATCCAGAAGACGGTCAACCTTGTTGATGATAGTTTCAACTCTGGTTTGTGGTATTTCTACGGTATATGTTTTCTTCCCAATCACTTGGTTAAATATAGTAGTTTTTACCGTCTGTGTCAAGCTTTCTTTTTCCCAATGGCATACTTTGTTACCAAGGTCCACTGGTCCTTTTCCTTGTGTGGCAGAATCTTAATCTGATTCAAACCAGCACGAGGATGCTTAGACTTCTCTGGTTCAACGATCTTGACCAATCCCCAATCTTCTAGTAGCTTGGCGATGGTGTTACGTCTACCCTTGTCTTCGTCTGAGAAGTCAGTTTGCTTGCCATCAAGTGCAAACATTTCCTTGAAGTGTACAATATAGAACTTACCCTGCTTGTGCAAGATGTGGCAAGACTGATATAACGTCTTGTCCTTTCTACTAGCGACTCCAATTCGCGTCAATGTCTCACGTACCTTTAAGAAATCATCTTCCTCACCAAGCTTGATTTCTAGTAATGTGTCAATAACTTCATTCATTTCATTCCACCTGTATCCAATATTGTTTTTATCTTTTCTATTTGTTCAGGAGAAAGTAATGAAATTGCTTGTTCTGTTTTTGCGTTATTGTACTTAAAGTACTGCTTTACAGCTTCAAAATCATCACTATCCTGTCTTTTCGCCCATTTCGAAAAACGCTTTTTGGGTCTGACAATATTTAGTAGATATTGAAATTGAAGCTTATTGTCTGCATTGTAATGCATATTCATTTCATTGGCATACAGAATGGTGTCTGGAAAGTATGACAATGCCTTGTTAGTCAGATATGGATTGTAACCAGCTTCTGCAAGCTCATCATTGTCCGTATCTGTCATTAGGTCTTTTTTGGTATAGTTGATCGCACTAACATAATCAAATGGATTGCTCATATAGCCTCACGTTCTTCCTTGCGCTGGATAGCTTCTAGCGCGTTTAAGGTGGAAATTACAAAGTCGCTTGCGAGGCTATTATAAGCGAGATAGTTACGAACTTCAACAATTTGATCAGCAGTGGGCGGATTGTTTACCCACTTTTGAAATAGTTCAAGTGCAGTTGGTGCGACTTGACTTTCTGGTGCTTCTGCCAGTAGTTTAATTATCTGATATGTCGCGTTGTCCTTCATAGTCATAATGTATATTTCCTTCATCATCGTACCAATATCCACACTGCCTACCAAGCTCTTCTAGGTATTTACGGCAGCGTTCCTTGGCACCGGGTTCACGTGTCATCCTCTCCGTGAACTTCCTCATATTCTCCAAGATCAAGCGGTTTCTTTCTGAATGCGTCATCACCATATTCATTTTCCAAAATTTGTGAAGAATGGTCTAGAACAGTAGAACAGCCCATACAGATTTCAAGCTCTAGTGGACCTTCGGCAGTTTCCAGACATAGCTTGCCTGTCTTGTGTTTCTTTTTAAGAACTGTTTTACAGAGAGGACACTTCTTTCTTTTCCACCAACTCAAGGTTAATTTCTGGATCAGCCACGAAAGCATGTTGGTACTGGTATTTAGATAGGATGAGAACAAGGTTTGGAATAGAATTCTTGGTGACATACATGCTTGCGTTGTCATAAAGATTGCGGTAAAGAGCAGTGCAATCATTATCGACATTTTCAGCAACCCACTTGCGGGCTGATGTAAAGTCACGATCCTTCAAAAATCCGATAAGGTTCTTGATAGTGGTTTCATTAAGGATTGCAATGATACCAGAATCGATCTTACCAGTTGCTGAATAACGCTGGATTTCGTTAATGGTCCTGCGCCAATCAGGATGGAACTTTGTGATTACAGCAGCAATAGCAGCCTTGTCATAGTCCACGTTTTCCTGATCTAGGATTGTGGTGACACGCTTCATCATCTGCTTTGCAAGTGATGGTAGGTCAGACTTCTTAATCTTGAAGTCAACCACAGAACAACGTGAGTCGGCAACAGCACCAATGATACGGTTTTTGAAGTTACATGTTAAAATGAAGCCACAGTTCTTTGAGAACTCTTCAATGAAGCCACGAAGAGCAGCCTGTGTCTGTTGTGTGAGATAGTCGGCTTCGTCAAGGATGACGTACTTGCGACCACCATTGAAGGAAATGGTAGAGGCAAACTGTAGGATATCGTCACGCAGAGTGGCGATGTTACCGTTCATAGAGCCGTTGATAAGAATGTAGTCACATCCTAGCTCTTCTAGCATAGCGCGGGCTACAGTAGTCTTGCCACAACCAGCAGGACCAGAAAGTAGGAGGTTAGGGATATTTCCCTGATTTACAAATTCCTGAAAGGTGTTCTTTAGGTCTTCAGGAAGGATGGTGTCAGCGATAGTCTTTGGGCGATACTTTTCTACCCAGAGAAATTCATTTAGCATAATAAAACCTCATCATAAAGTTGGGGACAGAGGGTTACTCTGCCCCCTGTGTCACTTAACCATTATAGCTTGAACTGGACTCCATTGCAATCCAATATTCTACGTCACTACCCTTAAAGTGGCCGATTCCCTTTGAGGTTGCGGACACTTCATAGTCGCCAGCCAGAAGCTTAACGTTTTCTACTGAAAAGATAAAGCGGAAGCTCTTATCAGTCTCGCCAACCTCAACACGATAGAAAGACTTGCTGCTATCCTTGGAGTTGAAGCCTTCTAGGTAAATCTTACCGTCTTCACCAGTAATAGCGATTTCAGGCACAGAGATAATACCAATCGCCTTCTGTAGGCGGGCAAATACATCACCCTTCATAGTGAAGTTTACAACCGCATCCTGTACAGCAACTTCCTTGTCAGGAGCAGCCATAATGTTATCTGGTGCGGTAAAGAAGTATTCCAGCTTTTCAGCACCAGATTCGATAACGACTGATCTTTCCTTAGTGACAAGATCGGGATTATCAAATAGAGTGACAGCACTTAGGAACTGACTAAGGTCATAAATTGCAAACTGTGACTCAATATGAGTACTGATAGTTGCACGTGCCATAATAGAGCGAGTAGTAGAAATTGTACGAACCTCATTACCCGGTCTAAAAAGAATACCCGGATTGATGGAAGTGAAGTTGCGTAGAATTTGGATTGCTCGTGAATCAAACTTCATAATATAGTTACCTTTCAATTACTTCTTTTTCTTAAGCTGGCTAATGTCTGCCGTAGCAGGAGCACCAATTTGTGCTAGGTCAACCAGTGAACCACCAAACACATACATACCAACGTGCTGTAGCTGCATCCATGGGCAGAACCATACCTTCATACCAGCCTTACGTGACCATTGACAGAACATATAATCTTCTGATAGGTAACGATTGGTTTCTGGACAAATTGGGGTATCAAAGAATGCCATAATCTGTCTAGAGCCATCAAACGCTTCGGTACGAATGTGGTCTGGTGTGTACATCTGTTCAGGATATGCTTCCTGAAACTTAAGGAAGGTTTCACGCTTGATCATCATGAAACCAGTACCAGCTTCAAGAACTTCTACAGGCTGGCCTAGCGGGATAGATGTAGAACCTTGGACAGGATTGAAAACGTAGTCACCAACATACTTTTCTAGGTTCTGTGGGTTCTCGTCAGCAAAGCCCTTGTCCACGGCTGTCTTGATCTTCTCCCATGATATACACTTTTTGGGATAAGGTCCAGCGATAATATCATATTCGTTGCTAGAATCTTCATTATCTGCCAGTGCCAGAAGTGCGATAACGTCACGAGCATTAAACCCAATGTCAGAGTCGATGAACATCAAATGTGTGTCGCCAGAGCGAAGGAATTCATCGGCACAGTAGTTACGTGCACGTGTGATTAGTGATTCGTTGAAAAGGAAGTAAAAACGAACCTGAATTCCGTAATGAGTTGCAAGGGCTGATAGGTCTGCAATAGATCGTGCAAACATACCAGAACACTGGCCACCATACATAGGAGCAGCCACAAAAAGCTTACGCTGCTTCAGTTTTTCAATAGGTACCTTGATTTCCATAGTTTATCCTTAGTTCTTATCGGCTCTATCTTGTGCCTTCTGGTCACTATATGTGAGACCGTGATAGCGCACAGATAGCTTGGCGATATTCTGTTCAATTGTTTGTTCTCTTGTAATTCCAAGATTCTGGCGTACACCTTCCATGTAGAATTCAAGATCGCCAAGCTCTTCGATAACATTTTCGATATCAATGGGCTTGTTGTAGATAACGTGCTTCTTAACAGCGTCAAGCAGTTCACCGGCTTCACCAGCTACGCCAGTTGCCATGTGCCATAGGTCTGCCTTTTCTGGTGTAACGGTTGAAAGAATATCTTCACCCGGTTTTACCAGTGCAGCAACCATTTCAGAGTGTGTGATTGTCATAGTGTATCCTTGCGTTCAAGATCATGTACATGTAGTGCAATAATGGCGTAATGGATGACCTTCATAAGGTCCTTGCGCCAATCTTCTGGGGTTCCCTTGTGCCCATAACGCTGTGCGTATTTTAGAATGTTTCCGATTGTGAAACCAATACCATGACCACCATCGATGATAAATTCTGTGGCCTGATAGTTATTCTGGGAATAGTGCTCACCGTAAGTCTTGTTTACATAGTCGGTGATTTCTTGAAGGAGTTTTCCTTCGTTGTATTTATACTCGATTTTCTTGTCCATAATATATTTGCCTCTTTTATTTGTTGCGGCGGCTAGCAATTTTAGCATCTTTACGTGCCTTTTCCAAGTGAATTCTATTAGCACGTTGCTGATAGTTAATACCGTCAAGATGGTCTAGTTCATGTTGGAATACTCGTGCAGTGATACCATCAAATACACGTGTAAGTGTTTGTCCATTTGGTTCTGTATAGCGAACCTTGATTGTGCGTGGACGTTTTACCTTGACAAGAAAGTTAGGATACGATAGGCATCCTTCTTCAAGGTAAATCATATCTGGGTCCTGATCGACAATGCGAGGATTGAATACAGGAATAAGTTCTGCCCCGTACATGATAAATGCACGATACGGTAGGCCACACTGGTTTGCAGCAAGACCAATACCGCCATTATGAATCATGGTTTCGGCAAGGTTCTCCATCAATTCAAGTGGATCAATTGGTGGATTGGTGAAGTCAAATGGCCCCATCTTGGTTTTCAAGATGGGATCATTACAGTCAACTAAATCATAAATCATATGCGTGTCTCAATAGGTCATAGATAACATAGCGGGCATCTGCATTTGCAGGGATCACGTGATAGTTGTACCCGCCTTCTTCTAGAAGTTCCTTGATTTGAACATCAAGTTCACGTGCTTCTTCTTCACTCTGATTACGACCAACCTGATGATATGGCTTTTCTCTTTCAAGAAAAATATTGATATTATCATAGGTATCGTATAGTTCGTAGATCATACTACGAAATGTCTTTGGGAGGTAATCTGGCTTGGAGTATACCATACTTAGAAGCAAAGGGCTATCAGTAATTGCCCATTCTACCTGATCTTTTACACGATGAAGCTTACGATTCTGCTTCGCTGTAACGTATAGTTGGTCTTCGAAAATCTTATAACGCTGTTCCCAAGTAATTTCCTTGGCATATTCGTTAATTAGTTCTACACTCTTATTAGACCACTTCATAAGAGCAAATAGGTCTGCGGCTGTGGTAGATTTACCAGTACCGGGACCACCAAATAGGTTAATAACCTTCATATCAAATCCTCTTGTTTAGGACAGCCTCAAATAGTTTATTCAGAATCTGATCTAGATTAGAATCTTCCATACAACGAGCAACATACAGTTCATGTACGATTGCCTCAACATCTGGTGTATCGATAGGATCATCAGACACAAAATAACAACGGGCACGTAGCTCTTCGATCAAGTCACTATCATCAAAATCGTCTAGGTCTACGTCAACATCTACACTGATTGTTGGCATTACTTTTTCTTCCTATTTTCTTTTAGCCATTTCTTTTTATATTCTGGAAATGACATAGAAAACTCTGCACCAGAGTCCTTATACTCTTTCCATATTTTGGCGTTTTGGTTAGTAAACTTTGCTTTTAGTTTGCGTTTCTCGAAAGACAGTTCACGAGAGATATCATTTCCAGATTTTTTACTGACCACTTTTGTCTCCCACTAAAATATGCTTAAGTGCTACGGCATCCCACCATGCATTATGCTGTACGGCACCCTTGACTTCTGTAGGATATGCGTCTACACGAACTACATCAAATTGTAGGCGAGGAACATTAATCATGAGACCGGGACCAGTGATAACAGCCTGACACATGTAGCGAACATCATCTGGCCAATCGGTAATGATGTAGGGAACGTGGTCATCTTCTGCAAGATATGCCTGAATTAAACGGGATGCTTCTAGGTCTGAATTGACTGAGTAGAGCATACCGGGTAAAGGCGATGGAACATCATACAGAATAGGCACGACATTCTTTTCTACCCACGGATCGTTAATTTGATCCAGATTGTGATTGTAGATGATGTAAAGACTTTCATTGTCTTCACGTACTAGGGCTAGGGATAACAGTCTACCCCCAAACCCGTCAAATTCTGTGTCAAGGAAGTACTTCATTTCTCACTCCATAACTGTCCATAAGCTCAAATATCTGTTCTTGGCTCATGGACATAAGTTGTTCCATTTTCTTCATGTTATGTTCACACATACGAACATAAAGTTCCTTGGCAGTGTTCTTAGTTATAGTTCCCTCAATCATAGCAGAAACTATCAAAGCTTCCTGTTCCAGTAGGATTGGTCGTTGCATAAACTTATCCAAAAACAAATTAAAGTCTATGTCGCTCATGCTGCTATCCTACTGAAATTGCTGTTCTTCTCAAAGCGAATGACAGTGTGGAACTTGTCGAACAGGGCATCACCCTTATGACTGATTATAAACGTATTCGTTTCCTGTGTCAAGGTTTCGAGAATCTTAAGGAATTCTTCTGTACCAGCCGCATCCAGAGACGAATCAAAGATTTCGTCCATGATCAATAGGTTGGTGCTGGCACTATTACGCATTTTGGCAATTGCTCTCCACGTAAACATAAGAGCAAGGTCAATACGTAGCTTCTCGCCTTCTGAGAAGGAAGCATAGGAGAATTCATCCCTATAGCGAGACTTAATAGTTTCGTTGAACGAATCGTCTAGCTGGAAATCAACAAAGAAGTCCATGGCGGCAAGATACTTGTTGATAAGCTTGTTCATGATAGGAATGTACTGCTTGACAATCTTGGTCTTAATGCCAGTATCCTTAAGAAGGACAGCAGCAACATCATGGACAGCCTTTTCCTTGTATAGGCGTTCCTTCTGATCATGATACCCAGACAAGGCGGTCATATACTTGGTAATGTCTATATCAGAAGTGATTTCAACTTCCTGTTCACGAAGACGCTTGATTTCAGCATTCAAGTCGCTGATGTAACGATTCAAGAAATTGATCTGTTGGTTGTTTGACTGAATAGCAGTATTGAACTTCTTAATCTGTTCATTAGTGCGATGAATAAACTCTAGACGCTCTTCTGTTTTCAGAATTTGCTTTTCAATCTTTGCCATGGCAGTAGTGAATTCATCGATCTTTTGTGTCTTGTTGTCAATCGAAGTTTCACGAAATTCTGGCTGAATACCCTGTAGACAGGTAGGGCAATTTTCATTGTCCTTATAGAATTGAATCTCTTTCTTCAGCTTACGAATCTTGGATTCCGCCTTGGACTCCATACCAACAAGCTCTGAGTGGCGATCACTAACAGTCTTGCTATCCGCTATCTGATTTGATAGCTCTTCTACCTGACTCATCATCCCCTCTACATTAATTTCATGTAAAGCGATTGCGTCAGCATGTTCCTTGATCTTGGCTTCCTTTTCCGCAATCAAAGCATCGTTGTTGGTCTTCATCTTTTCAATATGAGCGTTGTGCATTTCAATGCGCTGCTCAAGTAGTTCAATTTCCTTATCAACCGCCTTCAAGGCTTCCTTGTTGTTGGAAACCTTTTCTTTAAGAAGAGAATTCATAACAGAGAAAATCTGAATGTCTAATAGGTCTTCGATGACCTTGCGGCGATCAGCAGCGTTAAGCTGCATGAAAGGAATATAGTTAGCGGACCCAAGAACAACAATCTGTGAGAAGGTCTTGAAGTTCATCTTAAGAATGTTGGTTTCAAAGTGTTCCTGAAAATCCTTTGAAGCGGCAGACTGATTAATAGACTGTCCGTTCTGAAAGATTTCGAAGACATTTGGCTTCATACCACGGCGAACCATGAATTCCTTACCAGCAACCTCAAACTCCAATTCCACCAGCAAATTTTTATTTGTGATGGTATTGACAAGCTGTGGCTTATTGATATCACGGTATGGCTTACCGAATAGAGCAAAGGTAAGAGCTTCGATGATGGTTGACTTACCAGCACCGTTCTCGCCAACAATCAAGGTTGACTTAGCTCTATCTAGCTGAAGTTCAGTGAATTGATTACCAGTTGACAGAATGTTCTGGTAACGAATTGTCTTAAAGCGAATCATTATATAATTTACTCCACGTAAAGAGCTTCAGTATACAGGCTTGTGAGAAATTTGTCCAGTTCAATATTTTCTACACCAGCTTCGATGTTGGTGACAGCCTTTCGCAGGATAGTTAGCGTATCCTCTGCCTCATCGGCTACGTCCTCATCGGTCATATGTAATTCAACATAGTCACCGATTACCTGTATATCGATGGCACCAGCCGCTTCTAGCTTATTGATGAAAAGGTCAAACCAGTATGGATTTGTTTTGTTCTTGACAATGACCTTGACGTAGTTATCAGCAAACTCATCAAAATAAATGTCTAGAACATCATCCATGTTTTTGTTCTTATCATCATAATCAATCATCTTGAAAATGGTGAATGGGTTCTTAATGAATTTTAGATCACGTGTGTCAGTATCAAAGATAAAGAAACCACGAGGATCATCATAGTCTGCCCATGTTAGCTCATACGGTGTTCCAAGGTAATGAATGTTTCCACGACTTGACTTGTGGTGATAATGACCAGAGCACACGATATCGAACTTGTCGAATACCGAAGCATCCATACCATGCTCACTATAGACACCACGATCCATTTCAAACCCCTTTAGTTCAAGGTGTCCAAACAGAATCTGTGCATCCGTTTCCTTGACAAACTTCATAATGTCTGCTTCATTGTCAGAACAAATCCAAGGAATAAGAGCAATCTTGATACCATCAAAAAGAATTTCTTGATGGGTACTGTACGTCTTAATGTTGTCGTATTCCCCTAGCAGAAGCTGTGGAGAATTGACTTGGTTGGTGTTCTTAAAGAAGGTGTCATGGTTGCCCACGAACACATGCACATCAATCCCCTTACGCTTTGCCACTTCAAAGAAAAACTCTCTAGAGCGGTATAGTGTAAGGAAATTGATGTACTTACGGCGATCAAACAAGTCACCAAACTGAACAATGGTGTCAATGTTATTCTCTTCAAGATACGGAAATAGTGTTTCGGTATAAAACTTTTCGAAGTGATTGTGAAATGCCGCATGGTCATTTCTCGCTCCGAAGTGGGTATCACCCAACAAACAAATCTTCATAATGAATTACCTACGCTTTTTGTTTTGTTCCTTAGTCCAATTTTTAAGTGCGAGGTCACAAAAGTCTCTAACTGTCTCAAGGACAGTCGCTTGATTATACTTTACATGTTCCGGTGTAGTCTTGGACTGTAAAGATTCAACCATTTGCTGTACTATGACAGGCACTGAATTAAATCTACTCATCATCTTCTCCAATAAATTTGTCGATTCCTTTCTTTCTCTTTTGACGTTTTGCGGCTTGCTTTGCATCGTACTTTTCAGTAAGGTCAGTAAGCTTGTCCATATCCATCGTAACCATAATAGCGTTAAAATGAGAAAGGTCATCTGGTGATAGCTCTACCAGCGTGTTCATGGTCACGGAGTTTTCCATGGCCTTGTATTTAATGTACGTCTGCTTTCTTTCCTTGTCGATTCGACGCAGGAACGCATAGTACATGATCTGAGTGAAATATGCAAACGGATTCGTAGATTTTTCTGGATCAAAGTTGTGGAGGTATCTCAGGCAGTTTTCCACAGCGTCCCCGATCATTTCCTCACGATAGGTGTAGCCTATGAAGTTACGATTGGTCGAAAGTCTATTGGCAATTAGCCAGATACATTCCCCAATATAGTTACTCGGTGTAGGCGTTTCAACTCCCTTTGCCTTGGCACTGTTATATTCGTTAATAAATTTCACCATTTCGGTGTACAACTTTTTGTTGTCAACGTAATGTTTTGTCATAAGTAATTACCTTAATGTTTTGTGTTTTTGGAATAAACAGTATTCATGAAGTTTTCCCATGGATCGCTCTGTTCATTCATAATAGTTTCAAGTTCTCTGATAGCCCCTGTTATTTGTTTGTGGAGACGAGGCTTAGCATAGTTCTTGGCATAAACACTAGCTTTGGAATAATAATCGCAAAGCTTTGGAGCAGGTTTATAGTACGTTATAACATCTTTCTGTTTAAAAGTCAAGTATTCATCATCAGATAATAGTAATGCATCTTCTAATCTCATGACAGAATGCCCTACTTCATCTTTCTGATCTACAATATACATGGGGTCGAGTAGATTGATTAGTTCTAGTTGATGTACAGGAACGTCATCATTTTCTACACACCCCACGATTTCTTCACCGTTAGTTAGTTTCAATACTACGATCATTTTATCCCCACAGTGTATATCTTATAGTCAAACTTTTCGTTATCATAAATCTTGACTCTTTCCGCAAAGTGGTCCAGAGTGAAGTTAGATTTACTTCCGTATGACAGGTTATCTACAATATCGTAGAGGATTGCGTGTTCCTTCTCAGCATGTTGTCTAAGCATACGGCCAATAGACTGTAGGACTTTGATCTTTGACTTTGAAGGAGAACCAGCAATCATGTGGTGGAGTCTTTTGATTGAGACTCCTGTTGAAGTTGTTCCCATCGACGCAACGAGTATAGCTTCCTCAAGTTCTTCCATCGCCTTTCGTATCTCTTCTCGTCTATCGCCACTAACGTCACCGTCAATGTAAAATACATTAGGATGGCCAGATAGTGCAGCATATAGTACGTCTCCATGATCTTTAAGGCGGAAGAACACAAGCTTATTACCCTTTAGTGAGAGTGCCAGATTCTTGATGAATTCTGTTCTCTTCTGGTAATTCACTAGGAATTCTACTTCTTCTTGGTAAGTCTTTCTTCTTTTCTTACCACTCTTCTTATCGGTTACTTGCTTATGAAATTCTTTACACACGTGCTCTGGGTATTGAAGCACGATGCATTTGATTTTAATATCAGCAGCATGGCCTTCGTCAATCAGTTCACGTGTGGTGACAGTCTGATACGGCGCACCAAACAACCCGTAGATTGTGCGCTTGTTTAATTCTGAGTTGTCAAGGGTGCCTGTGGTGCCGAATCTGTACGGCGTATTGACCATGTTAGACATGATGTTGATGAGGCTCTTGGCCTTCCAACCATGCGCTTCGTCCCCGAACACGACTTTGAATTGTTGGTACCACGCTTTTGCCATTTTGGTCTTGCCATTATCGAGTGACTGCCATGTAGTGATGACAATATCAGATTTGATATCATTTGATCTATCCAATCCATTGATGCTAGTTGAAATACTTCCTGTGAAACCATAGGAACGAATGTCCTCTTCCATCTGTCTGACAAGACCAATGGTAGGAACGATAATCAGGGTCTTCTTACGGTACCATGCCGCAATAAGGTAAATCATGAAGGACTTACCAGAGGATGTAGGGGATAGGAGTGTTCTGCGCTTTGAACGTAAACACTTGGCTACAGCGTCTATCTGGTAGTCACGAATTTCTAGCCATTCTGGTAAATCAAGGCTCTTGACGAATTCTTTTACCTGATGTAGGGAAACATCATCATAAGCAAACTCATGATCAAAAGAAAATGTGTATGAACGACTATCACAGAAGCGTTTAATCTCTTGAGCCAATCCAGCATAAATCGTTCCGCTAAGTCTGTTGACAAGCGAAATCTTACCATCCCACATTCTGGATTTGTACTTGGGGTGGAATTTATAGTTTTCGGCATAGTGAGTAAAATGCTCCGATAGTTCCATTAAAGTACCCGGATCGCATCTTACTCTACAATGCACTTCATTTATGTACTCAAGATGAACATCTGTCATTAGAACCCACTTTGGAATTTAGCGAAGTCTATGGCATTCTTGATCGCAAATCCACGGTTCATAATGTTTTTGATAATGGACTCTAGTAGTTCGATCTTTTCGTGCTGAATGCCAATCTTCAAGGTTAACTGGATAATGTCAGGGTCAGCATCTACGTATGTACCAGCATCGGCTTTCAATACTTTACCGATTGGTGGTAGCTGCCATCCCTTTTCATGTGATTCTTTGGTTGGCCCCTGAGTATAGAATTCATACTTTTCGAGCCTGAGAGTCTTAAGTTCTGTTTCGAGCTTGCGAAGAACAAGACGCTCATTAGTGTAAATTTTATGGTACTTGTGGTGTAACGAAGCAGCAGCCAATGATTCCGTATCAAGTTGAGCACGGTCAATCTTGGAGTCCTGTCCCCACATGTCAAAAATATCTTCAAGTTTCATGATAAAATCCCTTATAACAAATAAGCCTTATTATATACTAATTAAGACTTTCAATCAAGCATTAAATGGTTCAATATACCATCTTAGGAATCTAAATCTCGCTGTTGCTGTAGCATATTGGACTTCTTGTAGTGTAGAGTCCATGTCGATTCCTGATATTCCTACAGGGAATGCGTCTGTAAATCTTACATTGATATTTGCTTTTGATGAGCTATTCAGAATGATTACTGAACAGTCTGACAAAATATTCTGGTATTGTCCTAGTCTGTCTGGATAGCCAAGCTTTACCATCCAATCATAAATTTCAAGATAATCCTTCATGTTTTCACCTACCATGAAGGTGACAGCAAACTCATCGTATTTGATATTTCCTGAGATAGGCATCTTGACAAACGGAGTTGGCAAGTCTACTGTTCCTAGCGTCATGCCGGGTAGGGATACCTTTTGAACACGAAATTCAAGCTCTGGCGTTTTGTCCAGTTTGAATTTGAAATTCAGCAAAGATAGGTTATTTTGGTTGAATGACATTTTGTGCTTGACTCACTTTGTTCGTATGGGTATAATCCATGTGTGGTGATAATATAGTATTTATATAAGGACCAAATTATGATTACAGATGGAGAATGGGTATGCAAACGATGCTTAGATTATCGTTCAGTGTGCCAACTATGTGAAGGTATGGGTCCAGAACTCATTCCAACCCCTCAATGGATAAAAGATGAGGAACAGAGGTTGACAGACTCTATGAAACCGATTAAGATGTTCCCACTATACCACTAACGGAGTATTTATTATGAGTAATTTTGACGATATTGACGAACTTTTCCAACAGGCTCTTGACGAAGCTGGTGTTTCTGATGCAGATATCATGCAGCTTGCTATGATGCTGGATGAAACTCTTGCCAAGAGCCTTCCCGCATCTATGGGATTTCCTGATTGGACTTACAAGGATTTACCACGAATGATCCCTTCTGTCAAGGACGAATTTATCGCTCTTGTCGGTGAAGAGAATATTAAGTGGATTACTTTTGCTAATTACGATGATGGTTCTGTTCGTGGACAGGTTCTACTGTCTCCGACTGCCATGGCTATTGTCGAAAAGACCGCAACTTCACCGAGTATGAACTAATGGATATTGAATATCGCTACGAAGGCTTTGACGAGCTAGATGAAGCTGGATTCAAGGTAAATTATATGTCCTTGGATAAAAAGAATGGTGTCATTCGTCCAGCTTTTCCATATGAACAGCTTGTTGAGGATGGTTTTCTTGGTAGGGGAAAGCGTGTGCGTTATCTTAATCGTAATGGTTATGACGCACATCGTGAATATGCTGCCAAGATGGGTATTACAGAAGGTATGATCCTTACTGTTGATACTTGCACTGTGGAAAGTTGGTCTTCTGATTACACTTTTTACGAAGTAGGCGGAAGCCACAACACTGTCATGTTTGAGGAAGTTGAAGATGGAGAATAAAATTCGTTTTTCAAAATACGTCTATGATGAAATCATGGCGGGTAACTTCCATCACTATGATGCCACAACCCTATCACGTTTCTATGATGGACATGTTGGAACAAAGGTGTTCAACCTGTACTGTGGTTACAGGTGGTTTGGTCTAAAGAAGTTTACTACACTTTCAAGAATTGATATGGATACTGATAATTGGCGTACCTACACTAGGATCAATCTTCGTCCTGATGAAGAAGATATGCTTTGGTCTGTGTGGCCTACGGTAGAAAAGATTATCAATGAACGTAGATCAGAAGAAACAAAAAAGCACCTAGAGTATACAGAAAGAATGGCTTGGTGGCCATAAAAAAGGTGGGGAACCTTTCGATTCCCCACCCAAGTCTGTAACAACTTTTATCGTTATGATTACATCAAGTTGTTGACGATCACACGACGATAGTATACGTTGCTGTCTTCTGCAAGACGACCTTCACCAACGTCACCGCCTTCAGCAAATGGGTTTGCTACCATGCCGTAACGAGTCTTGAAGCCAATCTTTGGCTGGAAGGTGTTAGGATCGACAGCACGTACCATCTGTAGTGGAACGTATGGGCAGTAGAAGAGACCAGCGTCAAATGCGCTTGAACCCTTGTAACCAACTACTAGGTAGTTAGCACCTGCATATGGGTCAATGTATACACGTAGGCGACCATTTAGAACACCTGCGAAGGTGTTGCCAGTATCGTCAACCTGTAGGTTGTTGCTGTTAAGAGCAGGAGCGTAGTCAAGGACACCAGCCATCTGTAGAGCAGACGCAACGTCTGAAGAACAGATAACGATGTTACCCTTACCGCGTCTGGTTCCCTTAGCGATTGCGTTAGCTTCACGCTCTAGCTGGAACATAAGACCCTTGAACTTTTCAACTGACCAACGACCATTTGAGTCGGTGTCTAGGTCGAAAATACCTGCATTGGTTGTGCCGGTTTCAGCACCACGCTTAGCAGTGATAACAACTGTACGGACAACTTCACGGTTGATATCAGCTAGAATTTCTGAAGACAGAATGTTTGAAAGTTCTGTCTCTGCATCAAGACCATGAATTGCCTTTAGGTCCTGTGCAAGTTCTAGTGAGTATTCAGCCTTTAGTGCACGGCTCTTAGCAGTGACACTAACCTTCTCAATGGAGAAAGCCATTTCTGGGAAGATTGAAGTTGTGGTTGAACCTAGACCTTCAGCAAGTGAAGTCTTGATACCACCAGCAAAGTTGTATAGGTCATTTGTTGCGTTTGTGTTAGCAGCAGGATATGTGCCAATGTTATTAGCAGCGCCACCAACAGTGTTTGAAGCTGCGTAGCCAGCGTCAGTTGCAGATGCGTTTGCACCACCACGAGCAGAACGGCCAGTCTGAACTTCATTGTAGAAGGTTTCTGGACCAGTCTGGTTCTCGTAACGTGCTCTCATTGCGAAGATAAGTCCGGTTGGACCGGTCATTGGCTGAACGCCGCAGATATCGTAAGCAACGAGGTTTGGCATAGCACGACGAACTAGTGAAATCAATACAGGGTCAAATGTATCGATAGCACCGGTTGAAGCGGTTGATGAAGATGCGCCCATTGAGTTGGTTGGAGCAGCTTCACCTAGGAAACCACCACCCATTGAAGCACGTGCTTCACGGATAGCATTCTCAGTATTCTCAAGAATCTGAGCGGTAACAGCGCGCTTGTGGCTGTCCTTAATTTCTGGAAGGTCCTCATGCTCAAGGATTGGCTTCCACTTGGTTTGAACTGTTTCGTCTAGATATGACATTTTGTTTTCTTCTCCCTTGATAAAAAGCTTTTCAAGCTATTTTATTTATAAAAATCTTATTTTACAGACTTCTTAATTGCCTGTAGGTAAAGGTCCATACCCGGAGCAGTGTAACCAGTGGTTCCTGCTTCAGTTGTGTCTTCGCCATCAATCTCTTCGCTGATCAAGCCAGTTGAAGCTGTCTTGGTCTTCTTGAAGATATTTTCCTTGACAATCTCTAGCTTCTTGCGGTATGAGTCACCATCGGTATACTCAAGACCTTCTGCAAGTGTGCGGAGCTTTTCTGCCTGTGTTAGAGCAAGACCTTCGCAAACTTCGTCAATAGCTGCTTGCTTGGTTGCTTCGTTAATGACGGTTTCTAGTTCGATCTTTTCGTCTAGAGTTTCATTAAGCTTAGACTTAACTTCTTCTAGCTCTGCCTTCATTTCGGCAACAAGATCGATCTTCTCGTCAGGAACGCGAATATAATGCTCTGCAAATAGATCATGTAGACCCTGAATAAATCCTTCAGCAATGTCTGCACGAAGTGAATTTTCGATTGCAAGCTTATTCTCTTCCATCCACTGTTCTGCACAGTAGTCAAGATACTGGTCAAGCTTTGTGGTTAGGTCTTCGAAAATAGCAGCAGTTTCTTCTTCAAGACGCTGATTGAATGACTCTTCTAGTTCTTCAACCTTAGCATCAAATGCTTCCTGAAGACGAGCCTCTTCAATGGTAATACGAGTATTTACAGCAGCTTCGAAAATGACACCAGCCTTTTCCTTCATATCTTCTGAAAGTTCTTCACCGAACATTTCATCGATATCTTCCTTGACAGCACCACCAGTTGCAGCACTTGGCTTTGTCTGGATTGTAGCAAGATTCTGTTGTGAATTGTCTACAGCGCCGGGTGCCTGATTTGGACCAAACTGTGCCTGTACCTGATTAAAGATATTGGACAAGTCTTCCTTACCAAGCTGTGCTAGAAGCTGTGTAAAAGTGGCAAGCATCAAAGCTTTTGATTCAGTACCACCAGAACCAGCACCGGGATTTAGAGTGTCAACAGCAGCGGTTTCTTGTAGATCACCGTTGTCAACAATCTCAGGTGTTTCCTTCTCGTTCATTTTTTACTCCTTTTAAGGTAATTTTATGTATTTATTAAAACGTAATCTTTGAAAGTCGATTGACGTATCTTTCGAAAAGCTTAAGCTTATTCTCTTGTATTTCACGAGAAGAAAGGCTTCTAATATGCTTCTTTGCTTCTTCGGCAAGTTCAACAGCTTTCCAACCCATTTTCTCATCATAGAACCATTCTACTGATTCCATAATACCATTAACCCAAGCACTAGGTGCAGAAGGATCAGCCACAATATCAGCAGCAGTTGCTAGACGGAAGTCGTTCTGGACTTCGTTAACACCTTCTTTGTTAAGCTTAAGTGAACCCATACCACGTGATGAAACACCAAGTGAACCACCGGATTCAATAAGACCCTTAGCAGTGTTACCCATTGGTGTGTTTGTGATTAATGCCTTACCGATATAATCTGTGCCTTCCTTGCGGAGAGAAACAGTGCGGTGTGAGACTAGATTAAGATTAATCTGTGGACCATTTGGATGCCCAAGTTCACCCCACGCACAATTTCTGTCAACGGCTTCCTTGACATATCGTGCAACTTCGCTATCCATGACTTCTTCTGGATACATACGACCATTGCGGTTTTTAATTGCTGACTGTAGGAAAACGCCTTCGATGTACATGTTCTTTGAGCCATCTTCCTTGGCTTCGGTCACATATCTAACGTCTTCAATTGTTTCCGTAATAAGTTTCATTTTTACCTCTTAGACTTGGAAATAAGTTGAGTTAGCGTTAAGATTTGTGCCAACCTTCTGTAGCTCAAGCATGACATAAGCGTTAGCGGTTCCTACAAAATTGACTACGATATCAGATTCCTGATTTAATGTAAGTGCCATACCAGCACCGGCATAATCGAAAGAACCTGAGGAATCATATACGCCAACAAGTTCACCACCACGAGTAAGTGTGATGTGACCAGCGTTACCAGTGCCTTGAAAAATCTGTGCGATATATGCGCCTGTCAGTACTTCATTTCCATAAGCAATATCGCTTACAGAGCTATTACCGGCAACCACGATGGTATTACTACCATTAAGGTGTACCACAGCAGATGTACCCGGCTTATTTGAAAGTACCTTCTTAGCCATTATTCGCCTCTCATTTCAATCGCAAAGTTAAGGAGTTCGATTACGCCTTCACGAGTTTCCGCTTTGTCAAGCATTCTATACTGATTGTCTTCAGAAAGATTGCTGAATACGTCAAGCATAGTGTGGATATGGCTTTCTGAAAACCCTTCCATCTTTGCTACAAGACGCTCTTCCAATGTTGGTGGAGTGTAATCAGCAATGTCTGGCATAAACTTCTCAAGGGTACGATTAACGATATCTTCCTTGGTTAGCTTCTTTTTCTTCTTAGCCATCTTGGTAGCTGTAGCATACATTACTTCATCAGCACGATCACCGTACTGATCTTTCCAGTTACCGCCCTTCATCTTTTTGACAAGACTTTCGCGCTTCTTCTTTTGAGCAGCAGTAAGCTTCTTTTCTTCAAGCTCTTCTACTTCCTCATAAACTTTTTCGTCCTGACCCGGATCATAGCCATGGCGAGTCTTACTACGGCTACCCATTTTAATATTGGTTGCCTGAAATACGTCATCACCATTTGCCTTACCGTTTACTTCGTTACGGTCAGCCTTCTTTTCGATTGTGTGCTTGTCAACAAACTTTTGCTCGTCTGGTGACTTTGGTCTATATACCTCGTTAAAGATATCCTTAAGCGTTTTCATCAGTGATGCCCTCGTTGTCTAAATCTTCCAAGTCTTCCAAGTCAAGGTCGATATCGTCTAGGTCAAGATCATCAATGTCAATGTCTTCTAGATCATCTTCGACTTCATCACCGATATCATCGTCTTCGCTGCCATAGATTGACTGTGCGTATTCAACACGCTTTGCGTCAAGTGCAGCCATAGCCTTTTCACGCATCAACTTATCGAATACATCTGTAAAATCTACAGGATTCTTGTCGATTGCTAGTCCAAGTAACTCATTTGTCTCTGGCATAAAATTGTCCTTTAATCCAAGTAATAATATTTATAAATTTATTTTTTGTTCGTTTTTGCCATCTGGCTCACAGGTGCTGGAATTGCCTCACCCTCTGGACCCAACTCTGGTGGGTAATACTGAGGATTCTGCATTTCGAATGGAATCTGTTCATCGATTTCTTCCATTTCTTCATCAGATTGGCGAAGAACCTTACGACGAATCCATTCATGTGAATAATACTTACCAGCAAACGGATCAATTTCAGATAGCATAGCAATACGGTTACGAAGAATTTCAATTTCTTTTAATTCTGCGTAATAGTTGTCTTGTGAAAACTTGTAGCGAATCTGTTCTCTAATCTGATCCCATTCTTCAACAGTAATAATTCCCTTAAGGATTAGCTGTCTTTCTAGAATCTTAGTGAAGAGTTGTGCAAACTTATTACGCAAACGGCTTACAAACTTAGAGAATTTAACTTCGTCACGAGTAATTTCTGAGGCACGACCAAAATTGAATTGCGCTTCAGGATCAAGTCTGCTAATAGGAACGTTCAATGACATGTATAGCTTCTTTTGGAAGTACATTACGTCATCCATCTGACCTAGGTTCTGCCCACCCGGTAGAGTTGTGATTTCTGTTCCCTTACCACCTTCACGGCGAGGAAGCCAGAAGTCTTCTAGCATGGTCATGAACTTACGGTCATCACGAATTTCGCCAGTAGCGGAATCGTAAACAAGTTTGTTCTTGAACTTTGTCATAATATCACGTAGGTACTGTTCTGCCTTCATCTTAGGAAGGTTGCCTACGTCAATATAGAAAATACGGCGTTCTGGTGCACGGCTGATACGATAGATAACCAGCGAGTCTTCCATAGAACGAAGTTGGTTTAGAGGCTTTATGGCCTTGTGAAGATATGATTGAACCAAGTCACCATTGAGTGAGGTAAGACCTGATGTGCAATGAATGATAGAGTCTTTAGCAATTTTTAGACCGCCAATTGAATTCGATGGTAGAGCAGAGCTACCAGACGTTTTCGAGAATCCCTTATCATTGTAAATGTAGTATTCGCTAGCTGTCTGAGAGAAAGAAACGTTGTTAACAGCTTTCTTCTTACGGACTTCACGTAGCTTACGAATCTTACGTGGATCGATGTAGCGAAGCTCAATAATACCATTCGCAGGATTTGCTTCGTCTAGAATAGCGTGATAGTATAAACGTCCATCAACATACCAGCGTCTAAAGATTTCATAAGAAAGCTGATTAAACTCTAGTAGGTTGATGACGTTTTTAAATTCTTCGATAAAGATTTTCTTTACTTTATCTGGCATTTCAATATCGTCAAGAATTAATTCAACGACTTCTTGTTCTGCCTCTTGTGTAATAACTTCGTTTACGATATCATCAATGGCCTGATCGACTTCAGGATGTAGTGCCATTTCACGGTACTTGTTGACCAATTCTGCTTCTGTACGAATAGAACCATCAAGGTCAACGTAAGTACCGTAAACGCCACCTTCCGCAACGATTGCAGCCCCGTCATCACTCTGCCTAGGGGCGAATGAGACGGGTTCCGGCTGCTTTCTCTTAATTTCAAATCCAAATAGGTCAAGTGCCATATTATATTATTCCAATCAAACTTTATTACTTAATTGTGCCACCGGCAGTAGGACCTTCGACTACATAATAGTCATAGGCAAACTGAACTTGGAACGTTTCAATTTCATCGGTTCTGTTCCAATCTAGATCAATTGGTGAGATTTCGGTTGGAAATAGACCGACGAATTTATAGGTACGAATAATTGCAGGTGTTGTACCAGATGCGCCACCAGACTTTGCATACTGATAAACATATGCGTCTGTCTTGTAGTTATTTGGTGCTGATGAACCTGTAGTATTTACGTTACCTTCAAGTGAGTTAATCTTGTTGTGCCATGTCTCAAGACCTTGACGAATTTTAAAGTCTTCGTCATTAAGAATTGATACTGACCATGGTTGGAAGGTTCTATCACCAGCAACACGAATCTTACGACCAAAATATGGAACTTCGATTGCAGAAATTGTTGAACCGGGGATTGCGCTAGCCTGAATCATAAAGCTAGCGTCTCTTGAAATATCCAGACCATTAGGTACAATTGATGGTAGTGTCAATTTGACTTGGAAGAGCGTTGGACGCGCCCCTCCAAGCTTCAATGCACCTCTGATATCTTCTATTCTAAAAGCCATTTAAGTGTTCTCCTTTATTCTATTTATTCGATTAGCCAACAATCTCAGAGAACTCGACACCGCTTCTAACAGCCACAAAGTTTAGCTGAATGAAGTTGATTGCTCTAGCTGGCTTGATATAGATATCTCCAACAAATCTGTTAGTATCAACGATCTGTGGTGTGTTATTTGATTCATCGCACACAACACGGAAGTCATAGATACCACGGCGACCCTGTACATCACGTAGGAAAGGTTCTACGAGGTTGATGAACTGAGCACGTGTGAATTCATCGTTGAATTCAAATAGGAATGACTTAGATGCTTGTGAAATAGTCTTTTCAAGAATAATGAATAGTCTACGCACATTGATGCGGTCAAACGCACTTGGCTTAGATAGAAGAGTCTTATCGCCATATAGGATAATGCCCTGACCCGGTTGTGAAATTACAGGGTTCACACTATTCTTATATAGAACGTCTCTCTGTGCTCTATTTGGATTAAATGCAAGTTTGATTGCGTTACGAATCTGACCACGTGAATTACCTGCTGGTGAATACCATGGATCACGAGTATTGTCAGTGCGTACACATAGACCTGCAATGTCACCGTTTAGAGGAATCCAGCGGTAAGTATCATTGTACTTGTCATACTGGTACTTATAGCCAGAATCCATTACAGCGTAAGAAGATGATCTTACTTCGTTGCGGAAAGCAACAACATTTTCTTCTGCACCAATTGGCTTATTGACAACAGTGTCAATTGTTGGTGAAACAAACACTACACAATCTCTGCGAACTTCAGCAAGGTTATCGATTAGATAGTTTGCTAGCTGTTCACCAACTGCACCATCTTCCTTTCTTGACTTACCAGTAAGAACTAGTGCAATGTCAATGTCTTCTGGTGATACGAATGTGTCGTATGCAGTTGCAAGTGATGCGAATGGTAGATCAACTTCACTCACATCGCTACCACCAACAAATGATACTGTAAGCGGAGCATTTGCAGTAACTGAAGCAATGTTTACGGCAGTATTGGCTTCTGATCCAGCACGTTCACCAGCTACCCAGACATATTCTGACTGATCGTTGATGACTGTTCTGTAGTAGTTTCCAGTGCCATCAGGAAGCTTAGCATCGGTTGCTCTTGAAACGCCCTTGTAAACTTCAAGAACAGCACCCGGAGCACCAGTGAAAGCACCGTCTTCGTCTACGACAACAACATGTACTTCGTCCATCTGTGCGGTTGGATCGGCAAGCTGTAGAGCAGTGTTGCCGTATGCAGCAACGTATTCAGAACGACCCGGAGCAGCGTCTACCTGTGTGAAGTATTCCCAATAACGACCAACAAAATTCTGATTAATATCAGATGATAGCTTTAGTGGCTGATCAAGTGTTAGTGAAATTGTCACAACACCAGTATTGACAAGTCCATTCTGTTCGACTACAGGTGCACCAACGGTAAGAACCTTTAGCTTCTGTGAAGAATTGCCAACCTTAACTTGGATATAATCGCCTTCATTGATCTTATCGGCAACTGCGGCAGCATCGGCAGCAATAGTACCAGAATCTTCTGCTGTGAAGTTGAATGTTGTATTTGCTATTGGATCATAAATTGGAACGTTTACGTTTGAACCATCAAGAGTGATAGTAGCAATTGAGGAACCAACAGGCAGAAAGAATCCAGTATTTGGACCACTGAATGCAGCATTTGCAGTAACGGTAACTGCGGTATTTCCTGTTCCATATGTGTATGAAACATAGAACTTAGTTTCATCAATAATAACGTTTGATGAAAACTGTTCTGCGCTTTCACAGACAGATACCTTAAGTGAGTTACCAATTTCGCCGGGGAAACGAGCAACATATGCAAGATCGCTAGCAGCTAGGGTAGCTTCCTTAGTTGCAAAGTCATCTGCATTTAGTACTGTAAGTGTCGCTGAAGCAGAGCTTGCATTTGCGGTCTCACCACCTACGGCTGCGAACTGTGATGCAGTATTAGCAGCACGAGTTACGTATAGTGCATTTGAGTATGATAGAAAGTTTGCTGCTGTGAAAAAGGTCTCAGGGTTAAGGTTTGTTGGCTTCCCGAACTGCTTAACAAGATCGTTCTCGGAAGTTACCAAAGCTGGCTTATTAACTGGACCCCAACGGAATACACCAGCAAATGCGCCAACAGTAGTAGCTACGGCAGGTGTTACCGTAGTAAGATCGATTTCTGAGAAATTTACACCGGCACTTAGTTGATTACCACCGCCACCGGTTCCAAAATTCTGAACGGCCATTTAGCTCTTCTCCTTTAAAGGGGTTAATTATGTTGTTTTACATGTCATATTTATAAAAACAGGAATTAGAAGAACATGAACTCTTTGGATGGATTCTCAGTAAGATCAATCACATCCTGATATTCAGTGAATACTTCCTGACCATCATCCAAGAAAAATGAATCTAATTGACTTTCCAATTCCTCTTCTGTTTTGTCTCTAAGCTTCATCAGCGTATTAATATCAGTTAGGTCTCTGAAATATTGCTGATCACTCATCCATCCGAAGAGAACAAGGCCCATAACTAGATCGTCTGTACAACCCGGCTCTGCTTCATATGACACGCCCTTCTTTGAAAAACGAGAAAGTTCAAAGATAGTATCGTTATCGTTAATAATTAATTGTCTTTGCTCAACAAGTAGTTTGAGCATTGAACAGCCAACAGACTTGACAGTTTTTGTTGTTCTGATACCTCTGTCTGTTCCACCAGACTTATTGAATCCTGTGGAAATTCTCTTACCTCTGGCACCAGCATGTTCTGTATATACGATGCCTTCGTATTCATAATCAAAGTGTAATGAGTCGGCAACCTGTGCACCGATATCATTAATTTCTACTAGCACAGTAGCGTTATTGAAGGCTTTGGCTGTCCTGAATATGACACCAGCATAATCAAGCGGGGTTATCATATTGCTACGGAAAGTGCAAACCTGTTGATACGGCATTTTGGTAACATCGATCAATTGGAATGCAGAGTAGTCTAGTCCTTTTCCTCTTGACACATCGCACACAATAACGTATTGGTGTCCTGCAATCTTATCTTCGTAGATATTTAGACCATCACCAGAATGAATTGGAGTCTTGGCAACCAATGTTTTCAGCACAGCACCAGAAATAAGGGTACCGGATGAACCAAGCCAAGCACATTCGAATTCCTGTGCAAACTTTTCTAGGTCGAAGTTCATAGCAGATAGGGTTTCGTGTCTCCACTTTTCATCACGGCCCGGTACACGCTGCCAAGGAACTTCAATGTATTCGTAACCATTGTACTCTTTGCTGTCTCTGTCGGCTTGTGCGCCCATACAGATACCGTAGAAGTGGTTCAATCCGTTTGGTGTTGAAGTGAATAGAATCTTGGTTGTCTGACCAGAAGAAATGGTAGGGAAAACGGATGCAAAGAATTCTTCCCATCCTTCAACGAATGCAGCTTCGTCAATGTATAGTAGTGAAATAGAACGACCACGAATAGCAGAAGATGATGTAGCAGCCGCAAGGACTTTACAACCGTTCTCTAATTCGATATTACCCTTGTTCCATTCCACAACGCCCTGTTGTAGCCAATCAGGAAGAGATTCGTATGATAGCTTCACACGCTCTAGAATTTCACGAGCAGCGTCACCCTTGTTAGCAAGTAGTGCGACTTCCTTGTGGTTATTAAAAAGAATGTAGTGAAGAATAATTGCTGCCGCTGTGGTAGTCTTACCTGCCTGACGGGAAGTACATACGGCGACTCGTCTTGACGTAGTGATCCTGTTTATGATATCTTTCTGGTAATCATAGAGCCTGATAGGAATTAGACCATGGTCAACGTGAACAATCTGAATATACTTTTCGGCAAAGTAAATTGGGTCTTGTGCACATTTTAACCATTCTTGTACCTGTTCAGGAGTCCAAGCAATTTTCTTTCGTGCTTTTTTGAGTAGCGGATTACCGTTGTAACCCTTATCCTGCATTTGCATGATTATTCGCTCTTGTTTTTCATGTCCTCAAGCATCTGCTGCAATTCGGCTGTGGAGCCGACGAATAGATTGTTGGTAACATTTTGTTGTTCTTGCGCTGGTTTATTTACAATGCGCTTCTTTTTGATTTGCAATTCAGCCAATCCCATGCTAATGTCAGCCATGGTTTTGATAGCAGAATTTAATACTTCGTATGCCTTAGGGTGCTGTGATTGCTGTGCGATATTGACCATATCTTGAACAGCTTGTTTGCTCATTTCTAAAGCATTGTACAAGCCTTCTCGTGCCTGATCTACATCTTCCTCGCCCTGTTCTTCGCCTAGAGCAGGAAGGTTATCTTTCTCTTCATAAATCGCAGGTACTGTTCTCAGTCCTAATGCGTCATCTATTTGTTTTGTCATAGTCCGTCTATAATGTCTATAATGAATCCATAGTCACTGTTTGCGTAGATTTGGTCTGGTGAGACAGATAGTGGTGGAGCAATGACCGTATCGATGACTGTTCCTGTAGCACCTGTATCCGAACCAATCACGATATCACCGTTTGCAATTTGACCATGAATGTTTCTCGTAGAGAATGAAGTCGAATTACTTGCGGCAACATATGCATAATTATCAGCGTCAACGTATACTTTTTCTGTAATATCAAAAGTACCAGTAGTATTTGCTAATGTATATGTATACAAATGAACACTTGCAGAAGTTGCCATGCCATTTGCGAACATACCCGGAACAATGTGAACCACACTAGCAGGGTCTGTATTGTTTGGATTAGCATCCCACACAGAAATGTTGGCTGGTGGATATGTAAGATTTAGTGTGATATCCTTAATAATACCATTTGAAGTGCTGTAGGTAGGACCAAAGAAATATGCCTTCATCGTGAACTTTAGTGTCCAGATGATCGCTCTTCTATTAATGAAGTCACCTTCATAGGTATCCTCTTGATCTACCGTTTCAAGTGTGATAGGAATGTCGTGCTTTTGATTAAGATCAGTATTAAGATTTAGTGTCGCCGTCCATGTAGGATTGAAAAACGGAAGGATTTGCTCGACAATATACGTACCGTCTTCCACGTTTTTCGTCATAATTGACAACGTGAATTCGATGTTGTATGGAACGGGCTGATACTGGTATTTCACACCATTTGGATTATTAGGATCAATGACAGTGACTCTATTAAAAGTTGGTAACTTTCTTGTAGGATCGTAATACATGTTGGTCATTTCAAATGTCATTCTTGGTAGCTGAATGGCAATTGGTCTATTCAAACCGGGGTTGCCTTCAAGACGAGCAAGAAACTTTTCACGAGGACCATAGTTCAATGGCACCTTCATGTTCTGAATCTGTGTACCAGTATTGTCGTATCTCTTTAACCAAATGTTATTAAAAAGAGTGCCGAAATAAATGACGTACTTACGCAGCGTACCATGTCCAAATGTAGTACCGAACATTAAACGTTTCCTTCACTGAAAGGATCGATGGTAGACCAGTCAACGATATCCTCGCCATCTTCCTGAAATTCTTGGTTTGTAGCAAATACATCAGACATTGCTTCTTCAAACGCATTATTAGAATACACGTTTGATACAGAAAATCTTTCTTCAATGGCATCGATTTCATCAACACCAGTTTCGAATCTTTCGTTTGAGTATTCCCACACTTCGCAAACAACATCCCAAACCTGCAAGGAACCCATCTGATAGAAGAATGCAGAGTTGTTTACGTATTTAATGACAAAGATACGCTTCATCATTGTAGAGTAAACAAGGTCGCCTTCTCTTGGTCTCTGAATATCAGGACGCTGAGCGGCAATCTCATTACCGAATACTCTTCTGGATACGGTAAAAGTAATCTGGTCGCGGATTTCTAGATTAAATTTGGATAGGAATGTGCCGTCACCTTCGTATGAGTCATAGGACTTGACGTACATGTCAAATTCATATGCTGAGCGATATGTTGATAGGGTATCTTCGCCGTAGATATCATCCTTCTTCACAAGCTCTCGTGGAAGGTAATATACACTATGACCATAAATGGCAAGCGTTTCTACCACCAAATCATCGATAAGGCTTTGCTCTGCATAATTGTTGAAGGTGTCAAAATATAAATTTGGCATTATTTCGGTTCTCTATACATTGTTTCTCTTGTGGAGAAGTCTTTGTTTTTGCCTTTGTTTTCTACGTAACCATGACTCTTGTAAAACTTTACCAATCTAGATTTTGTCCCGCCAAAATCAGATGAAGGTGTCAATACTACCTTTAATTTATGTTTATCGGCATGAGCATTTATAGCTTTCATTGATTGTGAGCCAATACCCTGATTTCTTTTTTCTTTAGGAACGACAATCTTTGAAACAGTTAATGTGTTTTTATTCTGATAAACACTATGATCAACGCCAATATTGTCTAAAGACTTTCTTAGCGATTCTACATTTTCAGATATAAATTGCTCAAGTGTTTTCATTAGCCTATCATATCCGATACTGGCAAGCTGTAGCTGGAAATCATTTCTGCTTCCATCTTTTCGATTTCATTCATAGCATCGTTCAAAATCTTTTCACCATTGAACTCGACACCACCCGGTAGTTTCATGCCTGTAAACTTGGTTAGGTTAGTACCCCATTGATATTTGATCTTGGCTGTGGTATAATTTTGTAGCCAACGGTCACTCCATACGTCTGTCCAGACTTCAGGGTCAACAACTTCGTATGCTTCGACTACAAGGTATTCCAGATCGTTTGTCTTTGTGGTCCATTCCATATCGACATAGAGACGGTTTCTGTGTCGATTGTAGCGGATTGGCTGTTGACCAACTAGAAGTTCTGAGACAAGAGCAAGGTGTTCCATGGTCATGTAATATGGTACCATTGAAACGCTTGTCAGTGTGTAAAGATCGTTAAGAGCAATCTGGTAGCGAATGTTAAATAGGTCATCGGAACGAACAATAGGATCGGCAATAGGAAATACTCTCACCGCACCAATTACGTTCTCTGGTAGAGTGATATACTTGTTGATTTTATCTTCTGGCTGAATTGCATGTTTATAATAAATTTTATCAGAACCGTCAAAGTGATAATCCCAATAATAGCGCAAAGCTTCATCAATACGATCCTCAACCTGATCGTCATCAACGTTGATTTCGATAACAGGTTTGCCTAGCTTACGCAAGCAATATTCTTTGAATTCGTTTCTACTTGTTGGTACTGCCATTATTCCGTCCTATATACTATAGCGATCTATTTATTTATAAAAGGTGATTATGATGAAAGTTTGTATCATTGGCGATATTATTATTGACAACTACATTTATGGTACCGCAGAAAGGTTGTCGCCAGAGGCACCAATCCCCATTGTAAAGTGTCAGTCAGCTACAGAAAAGTTGGGCGGCGCTGGTAATCTATACGAAAATCTATTGTCCCTTGGTGTTGACGTTGACTTGCTTGATTTAAGTGAGCCACGATGTGTCAAGACACGTGTATTCTGTGACGGGCATTATGTTACCAGAATTGATGAAGACGAAATGACGGATGGTAGCAAGGTATTGGATACCATTCGTGAGCTAGATTTTTCTGACTATGAGTATGTTATTCTCAGCGATTACGGTAAGGGTGTTCTCGAATA